AGTGATAGGAAAAAAGGTTATGGTTATCGAAAAAAAAGATAAAGAAAAATTTAATAAACTACAACAAGAACAACGTGATCTTGAAGAGAGTTACAAACAGTCATTGAAGAATAAACAAGAACGAGAAGATAATGAAGAATATCTACGAGAGTTAAAAGATAAATTATGACCATGACTGATAAAGACTTAGAAGAATACCATAACATTGGTAAACCTATCCCGAGTAATAAAAAATACAATTATATCAATGGGAAACAGATCACGGACCACGAATCAGGGACCAGGGTTTATGAAATAAATAATTATAGACTTCCTAGTGTGACTACGATATTAGGAGCCACAAAAAATCAACAATTTTTAAAAGAATGGAAAGCTAAAGTCGGTGAAGCAGAAGCAGATAGAATCAAAAACCATAGTAGTAGTCGGGGGACATCTATGCACAAATTCTTGGAACACTATATCCTCGGAACTGGCTACGATGATCTTACAGCAATCGGACAAGAGGCGAGTCCCATGGCCAAAAAAATTATTGAGATTGGTCTTGCGCCTGTGGAAGAGTATTATGGTTCGGAAGTTACATTACATTATCCGGGCTTGTACGCAGGTAGTACAGATTTGGTTTGCTTACATAATGGTATGGAAACTATTGTTGACTTCAAGCAGGCCAACCGTCCGAAAAAGAAAGAATGGATCGAAGATTATTATATGCAGATCGCAGCGTACGCCATGGCACACGACTACGTCTACGGCTCCGAAATTAAACAAGGAGTTATCATGGTTTGCACGCCTGACTTATATTATCAAGAGTTCAAAACAGAAGGGGCAGACTTACGTGCCTGGAAACACAAATTTTTAAAACGACTTGACATGTATCATGAATTGATACACGATGAGAAAGAGAAAGCTAAAGTTAACATAAACCCGGAGGATTTTTTTAATGGCGCGTAAAAGATGGGAATTACATGGTTATTACTTTGATGGTAAACAAATGTTTACTATGTACATAAATAAATGTGGCAAAATAGTGATGAAAAAGGAGAAACTATGAATGACAAACTTAGAAAGGTTCTAACTTACAAATACAATGCAGAAATACAAGACGCTTTGTATAAGATACAATGTTTTAGTGAACAGGAATTGTTGATACCAGAACACCCTGATATCACTGCAGAAGTAGATAAATTACTTATGAAGATTGCAGAAGCAGAAGATAAGATGGCAGTAATGGAGCTACATTATGACGGAAATGTGGCAGACAAACAAGTTTTATAGCCAGTGTATATGTATGGTAAAAAAAATAAAAAAAAAATAAAAAACTACTGTAGAAATAATGTCATTCTGTCACTTTGGTCTAGAAGTGTTGGTATATATAACTTTAGGGTAGACATTAGGGTAGACACTTTATGTTTAAGGTGACAGATTATTTTGTCTACCTATGGCAAAATACCAGGTTTGCCAGCACGCGAGGCTTTTCATTTTCATTGTTTTTTTAAAACTTTTGACATACATATACATCTATGCCTAGGAAGAGAAGAAAAAGAATAGCAACTGAAAGTGCTCCCGATATACCTTATCCGAGAGTTCGAGTGGAGTGGATTGATTGTGTCAGTGACTCGGGCTGGGCTACTGATAAAGAATTTGATAGAATGAAATTTGCAAAACCAATTAACGAAGGTTGGCTATATTCTAAAGATAAAAATTCTATAAAACTATTTGCTTCTTATGATAAAGATGATGATGGTATTACTTTTGGTGATCGAACTATGATTCCGATTCCTTGGGTTCGGAAGGTGACGAAGATTCAGTAACTTCTTCTGGTAATGCCTCGACAACTTTTGCATTTAAAATCGGAGCGTAGTCATCTAATATTTTTTTCATTTTTGCTTCTAACTCTTCCTCTGACAGTTCCTCTAATTTACCTGTTTTTATTATCTTACGGTCTATATATAATCCTGCTGCCATGCCTCGGTTTTTTTCAGCGTTGGTTGCAGCAGAAAAAGCACCTTTAGTTAATGCTGCTTCTCTAATTTTACCTAATTCAGCAACATGTTTGTCATAAGTCACTTCGTATTTTTTTAATTTTTCTTCTCGTAAAGATCCAATATATTGTACAACAAGTGGTGATAGTTTTGGATTTTGTAATTCTGATGCTTCTACTCTAGCACGACTTTCACTGTAACCAGCAGCTATGGCTGCGTCTGCACCAGTAGTACGTCCTTCGTTAAATACTAAATATTCTGCAAATCTTTTTTGCATTTCTGTTAATCTTTTTGGAACACCCATAGTTGACAATTTAGGGTAACATTGTTATATTGTCAATATATGAAAGATGAAGATAAAACATACGAAAACGAAACAATAATAAATTTTAAACAGGCACAGTCTGATAATATTATAAGTAAACTACGTAATAACATACGAGATTTATTGGCTATGAATACACAATATAAAACAGAACTTGCAGACCAAATTGTTAAGATAAATAAATTAGAGCAAGAAGTAAAAGATTTAAAACAAGAAAGATCAGATCATTACAATGTTAGTTAGAGATTTACAACAAGTGCTAGGAAACTTTACAGACAAATTTAACAAAGGCATGGGTAAAGTTGAAGGCAAAGGTAATGCAATTATGTATGCTAAAGTATATGTTGATTTGGGCAACAACAGACTAGCAGAGATACAAAAAATTGAAGCACATGAAAATACTTTAATAGGAGCTAAAGAAGGTATAAGAGTTGTACTAAAAACAGTCCCTCAAAACAAATCTAAATTAATTTTATAGAAAGGAGAATGTATGTTTGAATTGACAGAAGAACAAAGAAAACAATTGTTGGCTTACATGTGGTCTAGACCATATGGTGAAGTTGCAACATTAGTAGCAATGTTAGCGTCGTTGAAGAGCAAAAAGAATGACGATGTTACCCCTAAAAATTAAGTGGGTCCAGAGGCTAAATTATATAAAAAACTTACTAAAGAATGGAGTGATTTCTCCTTTACAAGGCTTGAAAACATTAGCATACTTGGTACTCCTGATTTGTTGGTCTACAATACTAATAGGCACTTTTTTACAATAGAATTAAAAGTAACCAAGGGTAAAAAAATACAATTTAGTCCGCATCAAATTGCGTTCCATATTAAACATCCTGACAATACATTTATCATGATCCAGGCCCTCGGTCCGAGGTCCTCTAATCGTTTTCAATTGTTCCGTGGTTCAAGAATCTTGGAGCTTGAGGCTTGTGGCTTGAAGCTTGCGGCTTGCAGCTTGGGGCTTGAAGCTTGTTATAAATTTTTATCTGAGCTTGGGGCTTGAAGCTTGGCGCTTGCAGCTTGTGGTTTGAGGCCCGGACCAGGTGCACGCTGCACTGACGCCGTCGCGCTCGCTCCGCTAATGACCTGATCCGAATTTATTCCACGCGGGAATTTTGTTTTAATGTTTACCATATGAAACCGTTTTAATTTTTGGATCCCAACATTGTCTGCAGTCTCTGCATTCGTTGTCTTGAGAAGCAGCTGGACAGCTGGCCCCTGAATCAACAACCTCCGAAGAGTTGGGCCACGAAGCAGGCGCCCGCTGGTTCACCATGGGCGCGCTAAATCGTATGACTAAGTTGTTTGGCTTGCTGTCGAGATGGTCCTTTATCCACGCTTCACGTGTGGGCATCCAGTGACGCTTGCCAGGTGTGAGCTGGCATACCTTATAAATTTTTTGTAGATGATCTAGATCCTGGACGTCGCCGCTGTCATGCCATCTAAACACGTCCGGCTTTTTGCTGTTGATCAGGTGAGCCATTGCCTGAACCCAGTCCGGGCTCTTGATGGCTGCCAGCCTTCGGTATTGTGCATCCTGAACAACCTTGAAGACGTAACAACCTTTGAGCGCGTAACAGTCATAACAAACTGAGCCCTTGACAGCTTGAAGCTTGCCGCCTGTCTTGCACTCTTTGGCCGGTAACCCTATCGACCAGCCAGGCATCTTTGAGGGCTTGCTCAGGGAGCCGCCTATAATTTTTAAAGCTTCTTTTGTTTGCATATCTCCTTTATAATCCTATATTGTCTTCTTGTCAAGCTTGCAGCTTGTTGCTTGCAGCTTGCAGCTTCTTTTTTATATCCATTGGCCTCGAGCCAGCGCCAGTGATTTATAAAAATCACTGGGCTTTCAATTCTTCTACTCATCTTTTTGTAACATCTCCCTAGCTTCTCTGGCTGTATACTTCTCTTGGTCCTGCTTTACCAGCCGGATCACTTCCTCCAGGGCGTTTGCTATTCTTTTTAACTCTTCACTTGATTCACTCATAATTATTCCTTTCTAAACACATCCTACACTATCCCTAACTAGTTGTCAAGCTTGCAGCTTGGGGCTTGTGGCTCGCGGGCCTGCGGAAGACTCTAAAGAGTATACTTGACCAGGCCCTTACCAGTTGTCGCGCAACACAGCTTCTCAATTACAGCTTCTGCATCTTGCCGTGCCTGTAATCACAACTGATCCCAGGTCCACCTGCATATGCATTTAAAAAGCCGCATTAGTGGACCAGGGATCAGTACTAGTGGCTCGTAGGCGATCCCCCTCCAAAACGTTCGATGGGGGGACGTTCCCGTATGGTGACACAACTACCTAGGATATAGCCCAGTAATGTCCAGGCGCCCTATACTAGTTCTGATCCCAGATCCATTGTTGGTGTACACTGCTGGGACCTAGTCTCTATAGGTGACTAAGCCACAATGGATCAGGGATCAGTAGCAGATTGTCTGTGTTAATCTCTGCTAAAAATCCTAAATCAAATATAATGCTTGACTATCCTATTGTCAAGTGTTAAAAAACATTTATGCAAACAAATACAGAAAGAGGTAAAATGACTAGAATAAGAGCAAATCAAGAGTATAGAAATAAAGTTGGGAATAGAATTAAGCAACATTTATTTCAAGAAGATACTGTTGAAAAACAAAAGTATGAAGAACTGAAAGCAAATCAGATTGACATAAATGACAATGCGTGGAAAGTAGCAGAGGGTATAGTTAGACGACACTATACTGAAGATGATGTTGAGAAAGCATACTATCTTCAAAATAAGTTTGAGAATGTTTCTACTATTGCAAAAGATAGTTGTTTTCATTTTCATTATACAGGCATGAAAGAAGAGAAAGATTATGACAATAATCCCATTGAAGTTGAGGGTACTATTGAGAAACATTTTGATTTTAGATTAAATGGTTCTATTTCTACTGATAGCAATAATTCTTATTCAAGAGAAAATGAATATGGTTATGCTTTGTTTCGTGATGAACTAAACGCACAAGAAGATTGCAACGCAGATATTTTGATTGAACAAGAGGGCAAAGACAATAACCCACACTTAACAAAATATACTGACAATAATAATAAGTATCTTGGTAATGATGATAGTGGTTATGGCAAACAATGGAATGAAAAATATCAATTAGATTTAATTGGTAGAGATTATTGTAGAGATAGGTCTATTGCTTGTACTAAAGAAGAATTTTCTTTTTTGATACAATGGAAACAACACAAAGGTCAATTTGTTATTGCACACTCAAAATGGATTAAATCTGTTTTAGATCAGATGAAAGAAATTAAAATTGGTTTAAAAGGATATAAATATCTTGATGAATGTATTGAGTTGGCTAATGAACTTGGTTGCAATATTACTGACGCAGAAATTGTTAGAACTAATAGTACAGGTCTAACTATTTACAATCCAAAAAATCTTGCTGATAGAATTAAAGGCATGAAAAACAAAAGAGAAAAAACAAGAGCAGAAAAAGTAGCTGAAAGAATATTGTACGAAAAACAACAGGCAGAAAGTATAAATTAAGCTATTGACAATTATGGGACTATCCTATAAGATAGTCCCCAGAAAGAGAGAAATACATATGACTAAAACATTTTATATAACTTATTATTCTAACAAGGATAAAAAGCACATAACAAGACAAGGCAAACATGATGAAAAATCTAGATATGGCACATCTAAACAAGGTAAGGCTTATTATGTTTATTATGATTTAGACGCACATGGATATAGAACTGCGTCGCAATCGTGGAAAGTGAGGCACTAATGAAACTACTATTAATTTTATTAGGTATAATCATGGCACAAGTAAGTTTAATTATTGCATTCCATACATCACATTTAATTGTTTCAGTATTATTATTATTTTTAAGTGTAATGATGATATTTGGGGGGTTGCCAAAATATGACTTATAATTGGTGTCATGGTCCGAGTTGCCATACAAACGCAACGCAATCAAGAGTGCGAGGTAGCAAGGGCAATAAAGTTTTAAGAACTATTAAGATTAAAGAGAACAAGTGGAATCAAGACCATGCATTCAAATACTTCTGTAATCAAAATTGTTTGTATCAATTTATTAATAAACATCTAGAAGAACTAGTTAGAATTGCGCCAAGACGCGAGCCACTAGAAACACCAATCAAGGACCCTGTTAAAGATAACAAAAGTTATTATAGTCAATGGACCATTGAAAAAAGAGTTTGACAATGATAGACTTATCCTATATGTTAAATGATATGACAACAGAAAGAACAGAAGAAAGAAAGAACAGATTCAATGGTGAGTCTGTTATGCTAACAAAAGAAGAGGCAAAGAGACATGACGCGATCTTCTTATGTGAAGTAATGGCAACACTAGAAGACAAAGAGCTAGGATATGGTGGTTCTAAAATCTGGGATACAATGCGAGAGCACTTAGATTGGTTTAGACAACACAACGCCAAAGCTTACATGGTCCTACTAGACTAACTCTCTTTGTGTAGGCGCTAACGCGCCTACACACACAACACACGGACCAATAGAGGTACCAGACCCAATCCCAATATAGATTATAATACATACCCCCTATACACCTTACACACAAAAGGGGTCCCACTACTTTTGCATTTATTGCTTGATTTAGACTGTCAATGGGTTAAAAATCGTTTTGAACATCGTTAGGGATGCAAAAAAATTTTATAAAAATTTTATGGATATAAACCACGTAGACGTTAGTAAACTACCTTCAGACGTTAGAAAAAAATTTAAACAGCTACAAGTCATGTACGCTGAAAAAAAAATTAGAAATAAAGCTAGAAATGATTTTTTAAGTTTTGTAAAATGTGTATGGCCTGAGTTTGTTGAAGGCGCGCACCATAGACATATTGCAAAAAAATTTAATGAACTTGCAGAAGGTAAAATAAATAGATTAATTGTAAACATGCCACCTAGACATACAAAGTCTGAGTTTGCATCTTTCTTGCTACCAGCGTGGATGGTGGGCCGTAATCCAAAATTAAAAATTATTCAAGCAACGCACACAGGAGAATTAGCAGTTAGATTTGGTCGTAAAGCTAAAACATTAATTGACAGTGAAGATTACAGAAAAGTTTTTGACACAACTTTACGTGAAGATAGTCAAGCTGCAGGACGTTGGGAAACTGCACAAGGCGGCGAATACTTTGCAGCTGGTGTTGGCGGTGCAATTACGGGCCGTGGTGCGGATTTATTGATTATTGATGACCCACACTCGGAGCAAGATGCAATGTCAAACACTGCAATGGAGTCTGCTTATGAATGGTACACGTCAGGACCACGACAACGTTTACAACCAGGCGGCAAGATCGTTTGTGTAATGACAAGATGGTCAACAAAAGATTTAACAGGCATGTTGGTGTCAAAACAAAAAGAACCTAAAGCAGATCAGTGGCACGTGGTCGAGTTTCCAGCAATCATGGACCACGGAACTAAGCAAGAGCCGGTGTGGCCTGAGTATTGGAATATAGATGAGTTAGAAAAAGTTAAAGCAACACTACCTGTTGGCAAATGGAATGCACAATGGATGCAACAACCTACGTCTGAAGAGGGTGCAATTATAAAACGGGAGTGGTGGCGTAGATGGAATCATGATTGGATACCTGATTTACACCATGTAATACAATCATATGACACAGCATTTTTAAAAAAGGAGACAGCTGATTATAGTGCAATAACAACATGGGGTGTTTTTTATCCCGATAATGACTCTGGACCTAATTTAATGTTATTAGATGCCATTAAAGAACGTTTAGAGTTTCCAGAACTACGTCGAAGAGCGCTTGAACAGTATAAATATTGGCAACCTGAGACTGTAATAGTTGAAGCTAAGGCATCTGGAATGCCTTTGACGTATGAATTACGGCAAATGAATATTCCAGTTGTTAACTTTACACCGAGCAAAGGAAATGATAAACATTCTAGAGTAAATGCATGTGCACCTTTATTTGAATCTGGCATGATTTGGGCGCCAGAACAAAATTTTGCAGATGAAGTCATAGAAGAATGCGCTGCATTTCCACATGGCGATCATGATGACTTAGTCGATAGTATGACTCAGGCCGTTATGCGATTCAGACAAGGCGGCTTTGTCCAACACCCTGAAGATTATGAAGACGAACCAACAGAGCATAAGGCTAAGGTATATTATTAATGGATGAAATTATAAGATTATTGCTAAACATGGGTAAATCTAAAGAAGAGATTGCCGAACTTATTGGAAAAGATGTTCCAAAGGGTGGAATTGATGCTGTATCAAAAAATATTTTAAAACCACTTACTAGAAAAGCTGTTGGCGACTTTCCTTTGATCGGATCTAAGATTACAGACCCTACATCTGTTAAAAATTTTGATTTTAAATCAATTTCTGAGTCAATTGCAGACCAAGAAGCTAATTGGAAAAAAACTTTTGATTTTTTAAGAGAAGGTAACTACAATTTAAGCAGTTTACAGAAACAAAACTTAAATCATAACCTAGGAATTCTACAAAGATCAAAAAATGCAGCAAAAGATTTACAAAAAACAATTAATGAGCAAAAATCTGCGCCTTCTAACGTTTATGACTTAGAAAAAAACTTATTGGACCCTAATAAACCAATTATGGGTGGGACACAAGAGGGTGTTAAAGTTAAAAAAATGACAGACGTGGAAAAAGCGATTGACAATGCTTCACCAGGATTTGCAGGGGATAGGAAATATGATGCACAACTTGTTGCAGATAATTTAGCAGAAAAAAGATTTGGTAAAGAGTTTTATGACCTAGATCAAAAACAACAGATGGATCTTTACGGCGAAGCACTTGACGGATTATCAAAACCAAAGTTTAGATTAAATGTAGAAACATTTAAAAGAGATTTTAATGTAAGTGATGAAGAAGTGGAAAAAATACTTCAACTTTCTTCAGAAGAACAACAAAAAATATTGCGAGAATACATTGATAAAGATTTTAAACAACAAATTGAACTTATGGACTTTGAACCTCCTGAAGGTAGCAAAGGAAATGCTCAAGGTGGATTAATTTAATGAAATATTTATACAACCCAGTGACCGGACAACTAGATGATGTAGAAACACCTAACTTAGGTGAGAAGTATTTTGCTAGTGCAGAGTCAGACGCAGTCATGGACATGATTAACAAAAAGTTTGGTCCAGGAACCGTGATCCCTGCATCAGATATGCCAGTACCAGAAAACCCATACAAAGACTTTGAAGACAGAAACCCTGCAGCAAATGGCGGAATGATGAGACAGAATTTTGCACTTGGTGCATTAGCGTATGCACCCGCAGCTATAACCGCAGCAAGACCTTTTGTTGGTCCTATAGTTCGTAAAGGTGCAGAGGTTCTTGGAGGAACTGCATTTGGTGCAAGACTTAGTGATATATTTTTTAGTAAAGACAAAGGTGATGATAAAAAAAATATTATTCCGTCTGATGATAAAATGCCAACAGGTAATGAGCCACCTGAAGGACCTGACTTTACAGAGTTAGGTTTAGAACTTTTAAAAGAAACTGTAAAAAACAGAGAATATAATAAAGAAGGTTTTTTTGATAATATAAATAAATATTCTAAAGAAAAACACGGTGGTAATTTAAAAAGAGCTATAGCTGATTTAACAGATACAACAGATAAAAAACAATTAAATAATGTTTACACACAAATTGTAAACGCTGCTAATAGAAAAGGTTTTAAATTTGATACAGCAGGGTTAGGTCTACAATCTAACATTGCACAGTCTAAAGTTCCTGTAGACTTAAATACTTTAACAACTGCTTTAAGAACAGACACGGGTATATTAGACAACAGAATTAAAGAATTAAAAGGTTTAGACTTAAACAAAGTTTATAACAAAAAACAATTAGCAGATATCATAGGATTAAAAAGAGCTGCGGATACTTCTGATACGGTGCAAGTTAGAAAAGATAATTTTTTAATGGAGTTATTATTAGATCAAGGCTTAAAATATAAAGATATACCTGGTGGCAAAGTTGGATTTACAGCTAAAGAAACTATAGATGCTTTAAAAGATTATTCTAAAAATAAAATGCGAAACTACGAATCTAGAAGCTATAGTGGAAATTTAAGAAAGAAAAGCACAGATAATTATAAGTTAAGAGCTAGAATTGAAGGTAGTGATTATATGAATTTACAATCACAAATTAATAAATCTTTTACTAGAACATTACTTAACGATGATCTTTATCTACCAAATTCTGTTGCAGAGTTTGGACATAACCCTGTGCCAGTTGCATTAACTGAAAAAATTAAAATGTTAAACAATAAAGAATTATCTCAAAAAATTTTTAACATACAAAATCAAACATGGCAGGGTAAAGAAATTAATTATGATACTTTAATGCGGACATCAGGAACATTAGAAAAAACATTAAAAGGTATAGACAAATATTTTAATAAAAAAATTACTAAAAACAATATTGAAGAATTAAATAAACTTTCAAAAGAATTAGACAGTTACTATAATAGTGTTGTTGAAAAAGCAGGCGAAGCTGTAAAAGAACTGCCTTTTCACAAAAACGTAATTGGTAAATTAAATCTTACTGTTCCAAATGTTGGTGATAAATTAACAGCCGATAATTTTAATGTTGATATGTCTGGAGTGGACAAACGATTTATTATAGGAAACGTAGATCTTATAAATTCAGATGCGTTTAGATATGCTGATTTAACTAAAGAAGAAAAAGAAATATTTGGTCAAAATATAATTGATCAAAAGATAGAACAGCTAAAAGAGTTTTACGGATTAGAAGGTGCAAATTTTCCTCAAGAAATTATTGATGAGTTTATTGAAAAGTTAGAATTTGGCACAGCTGAAGTTAAAGGTATGGCAGAAAGAGAAGGCCTAGGCGTGATCCCTGATCAAGAGATCATGAATTATGCAAATGGTGGCAGGATTAATTTTGCCAATGGTACACCAAACCCGCAACTTGAAGGTGACAATTTTTTAAACGAACTAGAATTTAAATTTAATAACATTGAAAATGTAGAAATTGACGATACACCAATTACGTTTGACGATAGTAAACCTAAAATTGAACAAGTTGCAGATTTAGCAAATCCAAAAAACATTCCATATTACGCAGACGTGGCAGTTAGAGCTGGGTTAAGAGTTGGCGAGTTTGGTGCAAGAGTTATTCCTGCAACAGGTGAATTATTATCTGATATACTTAGAAAACCATTATTTAAAATTAAATCATCTTATGAAAAAGAAGGAGACATACTTGATTATGGTCAAGCACCGACAGATAGCAATGTTAGATTTGTCGGTGGTCCAATATTCAAAAACTTTTTACAAAACATAACTCCAACATCAACAGAAAAATTAGTAGGCCTTGACACATTAATTAATGAAGAAAAAAAGAAAATGGTAGCACGAGGTAGTTCATCATTACCTGTTAAAGTTGCAGAAACCGCTGCACTTGGAGCAGAAGTAATTGCACCTATATTTCCTGGTTTAAAATTAATACAAGCTTACGCTAAAGCAAAAAAATTACCAGTAAATGATGATACTAAAGAATTACTAAACCAAGAAATTGATACAGTATTAACTGCTAATGGTATGGACAGAAGACAGTTTTTACAAATGACAGGTGCAGGCGGTACTATTATACTTGCTAAAATGTTAGGATTTGGTGATGAGATGGCAACAGCAACTAAAGTTACAGAAAAAGCTACGGCAGAAGTTGCAAAAGGAGTGCCACCATACTTTTTTGATTTGGTAGATATAATTAAAAAGAAAGGTTTAGACACTACAAAAAGAAATGCTACTCAAAATTTACAAAATGTATACGAATACAAAGGATATGATTTATATGAAGATCTTGCTACAGGAGAAATTAGAATTGAAAAAATTAATACTGGTATAATTAGAAGTGCAGACGATGTAGAAGAAGGTATTAGATCACAAGATACACTTGAATATAAACCAGGACGGGGTGATGAAACTACACAAGGCACACCAGCCGATGAGTATAGTGAAGGAAGCCTATTTCCTGATGTAGATGGTAAAATGAAAGAAGTTGAAGATCTTGATGTAGAAGAATTATTAGAATTTATTAAAAATGAAAAAGTTGACTAGAACAATACCTCCTTTAAGAGGTCCTAATCCACAAGGGTTGAATGTTCCCTTAAAACAGGTTAAAACAATTACAAAAGGAAAAATAAATGGCCGATATAGAAAAAGCCCTACCAAACGTAAATAACAAAGTTGAAGTTGAAAGACCAGAACAGGAAATTGATCTTATAGATCAAGGCACTGATTCTGATATGCCTTTTGATGTAACACCACTAGATGATGGTGGCGTTGAGTTAGACTTTGCACCAGGTATGAAAAAAATTCCTGGAACAGAAAACCATTTTGACAATCTTGCAGAACTATTACCTGATGACATTTTACAACCTATTGGTTCTGACATGCATTCTAACTATCAAGATTACAAATCATCAAGAAAAGAATGGGAAGATAGTTATATAAAAGGATTAGATCTTTTAGGATTTAAATATCAAAACAGAGCAGAACCTTTTCAAGGAGCAAGTGGTGCAACACACCCTGTTCTTGCAGAAGCAGTTACACAGTTTCAAGCAGGAGCATACAAAGAATTATTACCGGCTGAGGGACCAGTTAGAACACAAATTTTAGGTGTAACTGATCAACCAAAAGAACAACAGTCACAAAGAGTAAAAGATTTTATGAATTATCAAATTATGGATGTTATGAAAGAATACGAACCAGAGTTTGATCAAATGTTATTTCATTTACCTCTTGCAGGTTCAACATTTAAAAAAGTTTATTATGACGATTTACTAGGACGAGCTGTATCAAAGTTTGTTCCGGCAGATGATTTAGTCGTTCCGTATTCTGCTACCTCATTAGAGGATGCGGAAGCGATTATTCATGTAATTAAAATATCAGAAAACGCTTTACGTAAACAACAAGTAAATGGTTTTTATAAAGATGTAGAATTAACAAAACCTGCCGACACAGAAGATAAAGTTACAAAAAAAGAAAGAGAATTAGACGGAACTAAAAAAACAGGTAAGGCAGAAGAAATGTTTACCTTGTTAGAGTGTCATGTTAATCTTGACATTGAAGGTTTTGAAGATATTGGACCAGATGCACAACCAACAGGAATTAAACTTCCATATATTGTAACGATCGATGAAGGATCAAGAGAAGTTTTATCAATCAAAAGAAATTTTGAACAAAACGATCCAAAAAAACAAAAGATCGAATACTTTGTTCATTTTAAATTTTTACCGGGTTTGGGGTTCTACGGTTTCGGTCTGATTCACATGATTGGTGGATTATCGCGTACGGCGACCTCTGCTTTAAGACAGCTCTTGGATGCGGGAACGTTATCTAATCTGCCAGCAGGTTTTAAACAAAGAGGAATAAGAATAAAAGATGAAGCACAGCCAATCCAACCTGGAGAGTTTAAAGATGTAGACGCACCAGGTGGTAATCTAAGAGATGCTTTTTTTCCTTTGCCATATAAAGAACCAAGTCCAACATTATTACAATTAATGGGTATTGTTGTACAAGCAGGTCAAAGATTTGCAGCAATCGCTGATATGCAAGTTGGAGATGGTAATCAAGGTGCTGCAGTTGGAACTACAGTTGCATTATTAGAACGTGGATCACGTGTTATGTCTGCAATTCACAAAAGATTATACTCTTCATTGAGGCAAGAATTTAAAACATTAGCAAAAGTATTTAAAACATATTTACCACCTGAATATCCTTACGATGTTGTTGGTGGTGAAAGAAATGTTAAGTTAACAGATTTTGATGACAGAATAGATATTATTCCTGTAGCTGACCCTAATATATTTTCAATGTCACAAAGAATAACAATAGCACAAACAGAATTGCAACTAGCAACTTCTAATCCACAATTACATAACATGTATGTAATTTATAGAAAGATGTATGAAGCATTAGGTGTAAAAGACATAGATAAAATTTTACCACCACCTGCACCAAGCGAACCAAAAGATCCAGCGTTAGAACACATTGATGCAATAAGTATGAAACCTTTTAAAGCGTTTAGAGGACAAGATCACCAAGCACACATGACAGCTCACTTAAACTTTATGGAAACTAATTTAGTTAGAAATAATCCACCAGTCATGATTGCTATTCAAAAAAATTGTTTAGAGCATATTTCCTTAATGGGACAAGAACAAGTTGAAATGGAGTTTGCTGAACAAGTCCAACAAATGCAAGTAATGCAACAACAAGCACAGATAAATCCACAACTGCAACAACAAGCACAAATGGAAGCACAACAATTATCTATGAAAATAGAAGCTAGAAAAGCTGTGTTAATTGCTGAAATGACTGAAGAGTTTATGAAGGAAGAAAAAAGAATTACATCACAATTTGATTCTGATCCTTTATTAAAACTAAAATCACGTGAAGTAGATTTACGTGCAATGGAAAATGATCGTAAACAACAAGAAATGAAGATGCGAGAAGAACTTGAAAGAGCTAAACTTGTACAAGATCAAGTTAGCACTGATAAAAAACTTGCACAAAATGAAGAGTTAGCAGACCTTAGAGCCGACACTTCTATTGAAAAACAAGAAATGGCAAATGAAAATAGATTAATACTTGCCAATATGAAACCAAAGAGATAAAAAGGAACTATTATGATGAACTATAAAACAGGTGGCAAAAAAGTTGCTATGCCAGAACAAGCAAAAGTTGTTGACCCTAGATCTGAAAAAAGTTTTAGAGGAAAAAGCTATATTGCTAAAGGTGATAGCAATCCAGTTAAAGGAACTGGTGCTGCAAGAAAACAAAAAGACGTAACTTGGTATTAGTATGTGGTTATCGGCAATTAAATTAGCCGTTTCTGCTGGAAGTAAAATTTACGCTAATAAGCAGAGAACTAAAATGGCTATGTCTGATGCACAATTAATGCATGCAGAAAAGATGGCCCGAGGTGACGAAGCTTACCAGGGAAAATTGTTAGAAGCCCGACAATCGGATTGGAAAGACGAAGCAGTTTTGATAATTCTTTCAACGCCCGTCATGATTTTGGCTTGGGCAGTGGTATCGGACGATCCGACTGCGATGGATAAGGTAAAATTGTTCTTCGAGATGTTCTCGCAGCTCCCGTCATGGTTTACAAATTTATGGATCCTTGTCGTGGCGAGCATTTATGGTATAAAGGGTACTCAAATTTTTAGAAACGGAGGAAAAAAATGAGAAAAGATTACAGACAAAATAAAATGGGTGGCGGCATGATGAGGTCAACTTATAAAGCCGGAACTACAAACCCAAAAAACAAAAAGTTAGCAGCAATGTATGGTGACAAAAATAAAATTACTAGAGGTGATATTATTACTGCAGCTAAAAAAAATGCAGGTGAAAGAAAAAATGCTATGGGTGGCGGAATGATGAGAAAAAATTTTAGCAAAGGCAGTGATTATCATACAACTAAAGATGGACGTAGAGTTAAAAAAGGTCTTTACTACTACATGAACAAAGCTAAAAAAGAAGGAAGAAGCAAACCGGGTAAAGGTTCTGTAACTGACAAAGCTTTAAAACAGTCTGCGAAAACAGCTAAAGCGTAATGAGAAGAAATAGGGAAAACCCTATAAGAAAAACCACTACTAAAGGTGGTAATTACAGACCGACAAAGTCTGGAGCAGGTATGACTAAGAAGGGTGTCGCTGCTTACAGAAGAGCAAACCCTGGAAGTAAATTAAAAACAGCCGTGACTGGAAAAGTGAAGCCAGGATCAAAAGCTGCTAATCGTAGAAAATCATACTGCGCTAGATCACTAGGACAATTAAAAAGGTCATCAGCAAAAACTCGTAACGATCC